ATTGGCGGCATTACAGGGGCATCTTTGCCAACTGGCACCATCCGCCGCATCGGCTACTACAGCACCCGTCTTCCTAACTCAACCCTACAGGCGCTGACATCATGACAGACTACATGCTGCGCTTTGCTGATGAGGCGGAGGCCACGGCCATCCTCTACACCTCTACCGAGGACGACGAGGGGCAGGTTACTCTCACGCCGAACTACTACGCCATTGACACGCTGGGAACCTTGTACGAGCGCCCGCCTGAGCCGCTGCCTGACCCGTATGACCCCGTGCCGCTGGACGGCTGGTATGTGAACGTGCGGACCCCTGAAGCGCCTGAGTTGGACGCATACATTGTGGACCCGGCACCAGCAGTGCCGAGAAGGGTGTGGTGCTGAGATGGCTAAGAAAAAAGGCCCGTCGCTTGCCGTTGGCCGGGGTGAAAAGTTGCCCGTCTCTCAAGGCGCTGGCTTAACAGCTAAGGGCCGTGCTAAGTACAACCGCGAAACTGGAAGCAACCTGAAGGCTCCGCAGCCCGAAGGTGGCCCACGGAAGAAGTCATTCTGCGCCCGCATGTCTGGGATGCCTGGGCCGATGAAAGATGAAAATGGCAAGCCGACGCGGAAGGCGGCTTCGCTCGCAAGATGGAAGTGCTGACTCATGGAAGCGACAATACTCTGGAACCTCGTCCTGACCATCCTGATTGGCGCAGTGGCGTTCTTCATGTCGGCCAAGTTCAAGGAGCTTGATAGGTTGTCTATCCTGCTCAACCGCACGCGGGAAGAGATTGCCCGTGATCACATTACTCGGTCTGAGTTCCGAGCAGATATGAAAGAGTTGCTGGAGCGCTTTGACAGGATCGAAGCCAAGCTGGATACTCTGCGGAGTAAACAAAGTGCCAGTCCAGTCTGAAAAGCAACGCCGGTTCATGTATGCGTCTCTCGCTGGCAAGACGGATGTCCCGCCTAGCGTAGCGAAGAAGTTTGTCGGGCCTAAAGCCCATGCCGAAGGAGGCGAAATGAAGATGTCCCCCGCGAAGAAAGCAATGGAAATGCGCCATGCTGCCGCCCTGAAGAAGGCCGGCAAACCCAAGATGGCTGCTGAAGAGATGAAGGAAGCCAAGGGCTACGCCAAGGGTGGTGGTATCGAGTCCAAGGGCAAGACCAAGGGCAAGATGATCAAGATGGCTATGGGCGGGAGGGCTTGCTAATGATGCGCTCTACTGGAATTGGCGGGGCAACTGCCAAAGAGATGGAGGCGTATCACGCCCGCAAGGCCAAGGATAAGCCCCCTGCTGGCATCCGCGCAGAGTTGGACGCAATGAAGCAGGAGAAGGCAAATGAGGCTGGCATGAAGGTCCATGAAGGCCGCAAGCTCGCCAAGGGCGGCAAGATTGACGGTTGCGCTCGTAAGGGCAAGACTCGCGGAAAGATGGTGTGATATGGCAACCCGCTGGCAATCCATCCCCGGTGCTAGAGAAGATGTAGTTCAACGCACCTCTGAAGACATTGGCAAAGTCCGCAAACGGATGAACGTGGAGTCATCCGGCCTCAAGGGCGGGGCTAAGGATTCTGTTCGTGAAGCGGGTGGCCGTGCTGCCAGACGCCTTGGCGCTAGGGCTGGGCTTGCTGGTGCAGCATTGCAAGGTGGCATTGAAGCTGGCCGTGCACTTGATGAAGCCACTGGAGTTGGCCGTAAGTTGGTGGATAAGGCAGGATCTGCTATTGACCGAGCAGCCACTGGGGATCGCGTGACGTTGACTAAAGACGCGAAGCGGCGGTTGGAAGACGAAGAAAACTTCCAGGGTATGCAGAAGGCTTTGCGTGAAGTAGACGAAGAAAGCGGTCGAACCAACTACGCCAAAGGTGGCAAGGTCCGTGGCGGTGGTTGCGAATCTCGGGGTAAAACCAAAGGTAGGTTTGTATGATGGCTTCACGGGGTATGGGGGCTATCCGTAAAGGTGTGGTGAAAAAGCGCCGTGATAACACTGACTTCACTGAGTACGCCAAGGGCGGCGAGGTCTGGGATACCCCTAACCCCAAAGCCAAATCCAAACCCCTTACCCCCGCCAAGAAGGCAAGTGCCAAGGCTGCTGCAAAAGCCGCTGGTAGGCCCTACCCCAACTTGATCGACAACATGCGGGCTGCAAAGCGATAAGCCATGACAACCTCTGGCACCACTACGTTTAACCTTGACCTCAATGATGCGGTTGAGGAAGCCTTTGAGCGCTGTGGTGCAGAGCTTCGCACGGGTTATGACTTGAAGACCGCACGGCGGTCGTTGAATCTGCTGTTCACCGATTGGGCAAATCGCGGGGTAAATCTGTGGACTATCGAGCAAGGCTCACAAGTCCTGACTCCTGGCACCAACACCTACACGCTACCTGCCGACACGGTGGATCTTCTTGAGCATGTGATTCGCACAGGTTCTGGGAATGTCTCCACTCAAGTTGACCTGACCATCACGCGCATCTCGGTCTCCACCTACTCGTCCATCCCGAACAAGCTGCAACAAGCAAGGCCGATTCAGATCTGGATCAACCGCCAAGCCGCTGCGCCACAGTTCACTGTCTGGCCCACGCCTGACAACTCGCAGACCTACACGCTCGTCTACTGGCGTTTGCGCAGGATGCAAGACGCTGGTGCCGGGGGCACGTACACGCAGGACATTCCGTTCCGCTTCCTCAACGCTCTGGTAGCAGGCTTGGCGTACTACCTGTCCATGAAGCTCCCAGGTGCGATGGAGCGCATGCAGATCCTGAAGGCTCAGTATGACGAGGCTTGGGAACTAGCTTCAACGGAAGACCGTGAGAAGGCTGCTGTGCGGTTTGTGCCGCGCCAGATGTTCATAAGCTGACATGGCAAACAGGTTTGCAAACGGTGCAAAGGCATTTGGATTCTGCGATGTCTGTGGGTTTCGTTTCGACCTGAAAAAGCTGAAGAACCTGACCGTCAAGACCAAGCAGACGCAGATCAAGGCATGCCCTCAATGTTGGACTCCGGATCAGCCGCAGCTTCAACTGGGTATGTACCCAGTCAGTGATCCACAAGCCATCCGCGATCCACGCCCTGATACGAACACTTGGTACGCCTCAGGACAAACGGCTATCGGTACTATTGGTGAAGGTAGCCGGGTAATTGAGTGGGGCTGGAACCCTGTTGGCGGGGCGCGAGGGGTTGACAACGGGTTGACTCCAAACGCCTTGGTTGCGCAAGGATATGTTGGTACAGTAACGGTCGTAGTGACCTAAGCACAAGGAGCCCGAAATGGCAAAGATGACACCCCAGGACGCTGTCAAGGCGCACGAAGCCAAACGGCACAAAGGGGAGCCGAAGACTTTCAAAAAGGGCGGTCCTACCACCGATGACCGCATGAAGTACGGGAAGAACCTTTCCCGCGCCATGAACCAGAAGACGGGGTGAACCATGAAGGCCAAGAAACTTGCGCCTGCCAAGCAGGCATATCCTCAAGGTGCTGAGAACCCCCGTGACCTGTGCATGGTGATTGGGAACTCCTCCAAGGAGGTTGCTCCTCCGGCAAAGACTTCTGGCGTCAAGATGCGCGGTGCTGGTGCGGCTACCCGTGGCTTCATGGCCCGTGGGCCGATGGCTTGAGGTAAACCGTGGATTACGCTGCTCTTAAAACTGCTGTGGAGGATTACACCGAGAACACGTTCTCGGCTACTGACTTCGCCACTATGACGAAGTTGGCAGAGCAGCGCATTTACAACGCTGTTCAGTTGCCAATCCTTCGTAAGAGTGTCATGGGCACTTTGACGATTGGTAATCAGTACCTCTCGGCCCCGTCAGACTTCTTGTCTGTGTTCAGCCTTGCGGTGGTAAATGGTTCCAGTTACGAGTTCCTTCTGAACAAGGATGTTAACTTTATTCGGGAATCGTTTCCAAACCCTGCCTCCACCGGAGTGCCCAAGTATTACGCGCTGTTTGGGCCAAACTCTGTGACCCCCACGGAGCAGACGTTTATCCTTGGCCCGACGCCAAGCTCAGCGCTTGCAACGGAACTGAACTACTTCGGCTATCCAGAGAGCATCGTGACAGCCACCAACACATGGCTTGGCGACAACTTTGACAGCGTGCTGTTTAACGCGGTACTGGTCGAAGCTGCCCGGTTCATGAAGCAAGAGCCCGACATCGTGGCCGAGACGGACAAGCAGTACGTTCAATCCCTGACGCTGCTGAAGAATCTGGGTGATGGGAAAAATCGCCAGGACGCCTACCGCAGTGGGCAGGTAAGGACACAGGTGATCTGATATGGCTATTGTTCAAACGCAGACCACCAGCTTTAAGGCGGAACTATTCACAGGCACGCATGTGTTTGGGACGGACACGTTCAAACTTGCCCTGTATGCTTCAACTGCGGACCTTGGTGCGGCCACGACGGTCTACACAACTTCCAGTGAGGTGCCCGCAAGCGGCACTTACGCGGCTGGCGGCGGGGTATTGACAGGCGTGTTGGTCTCCAGTTCTGCCACGACGGCTTGGGTGACGTTTGACAATATCTCGTTCACATCTGCCACGATCACTGCCCGTGGAGCGCTGATCTACAATTTCAGTAAAGGCAACAAGAGTGTTGCGGTGCTGGATTTTGGCTCTGACAAAGTGGTAGCAGGCGGCACGTTTACAGTGCAGATGCCCATTGCAAACGCAAGCAACGCATTGATTCGCATCGCATAAGAGGTAAGAAATGGCAAATGCAATTTATCCGAAGTACAAGGAAACCATCCTTGGAGCAGCGACGAACACCAATCTGCTGTCTGGCACGGTGAAGGTTGCTCTGGTTGATACAGGTACATACACCTACTCTGCGGCGCATCAGTTTCTGACTTCACTGACTGGCGTGGTTGGGACGGCTCAGACGATTGGTGCCACCAAGACTGTGACCGATGGTGTATTTGATGGTGCTGATGTGACCTACACCTCGGTGACTGGCAACTCGGTTGAGGCGCTGGTCATTTATGTTGACACTGGTTCGTCGGCAACTTCGCCGCTCGTTGCATATATTGACACCGGAGTAACGGGCTTGCCAGTCACGCCTAATGGCGGCAATATCAGCATTACGTGGAACGCAAGCGGTATCTTTGCGCTGTAAGGTATGGCTCTCCCAAACGACTCCATCGCCGTCACCCCTGGCTCGGGGGCGACGGTTGCCACGCAACTGGTGTCCTCCAAGGAATACCAAGTTGTTATGCTGGCGCTGCCAGATGGGCACCTGAGTGGCAGCCTGCCGCAGTACCGCATGATCTGCCCCGCGCAGGCGGTGGGTGCCAACAAGGTGTTTCTAGACCTGTTCAATGCCACGGGCAGCGGCGGAACACTGCGCATCCTGTCAGCTTTCTGCTATGTGGACAACGACACGGCGGTGACCGGCACGCTGGGCGTTGAGATAAGTCTGACGCGCACCACGGCGGTGGGCACGGGCGGCACGGCGGCGACATTGGACGGCACATCGCTGACGGCGATCACCATCA